TTACTGGCACTAACAACGTAGCAATTGGAGCCAATAGTTTAGGAAATAATACTAGTGGTCAATATAACACTGGTGTTGGCGCTGGTTCACTACAAGCTAATACAACGGGTTCAAGCAACACAGCTATTGGTAACGGTGCATTATTAACAAACACAACAGGTAGTAGCAACATTGCTATTGGCGGTGAAGCATTAAACAAAAACACTAGTGGTCAATCTAACACTGCAGTTGGTCGTGAAACATTAACAAATAACACTAGCGGTCAAGGTAACGTAGCAATTGGTTCAACTGCATTGAAAGCTAATACAACTGGTGGTGCTAACGTAGCTATTGGTTCTGAAGCATTACTTAACTCTACAAGTTCTAATTTTGAAATTGCCATTGGCAGCCAAACATTAAAAGCGTTTATTGGACCATCTGGCAATTCGCCAAACGTAGCAATTGGTAACCAAGCGTTACAATCAAATACTACTGGCACTGGTAACGTTGCAATTGGTTATAACACATTAAACGCTCTTACTACTGGTGGTGGTAACGTAGCTATTGGTTCTAGTGCAGCAGAATTTCAAACTACACCTAGTAATAACGTTGCCATTGGTAGTCAAGCATTAAACGCTAATATTACTGGTGCTAATAACACAGCAATTGGCGGTGAAGCATTAAGATATAATAATGCAGATAATAACGTTGCAATTGGTAGAAACGCATTAAAAAATAATACAACAGGTAATAGTAATACTGCAGTAGGTCAAGGAGCATTGGAAGCTAACACTACTGGTTCACAAAACATGGCATTTGGCAACGGTACTGGAAATGTATTAACAACAGCTAACCAAAACACAATAATTGGTACTGAAGCTGGACAATTATTAACAACTGGTTCTAATAATACTATTATTGGATATGATGCAGACCCATCTGGTGCAACAGTATCTAATGAAATAACATTAGGTAACGCTTCAATTACTAATATCCGTGCAGCAGTAACTACAATAACAGCAATCTCTGATGCGCGCGATAAGAAAGAAATTGAACCACTGCCTTATGGACTAGCGTTAGTTAATTCACTTAATCCAGTTAAGTTTAAATGGGATATGCGTGACGGTGCTAAAGTAGATGTTCCCGATATGGGATTCATCGCACAAGACCTTGTTGAAATTGAAGACATTCTTAATGCTCATGAGACATTGCAATTGACATACCGTTCCAACCCTGATAAGCTAGAAGCTACTTACGGCAGACTTATACCAATATTGGTTAATGCAATTAAGGAACTGTCTGCTCGAGTTGCAGAACTAGAAGAACAATAAATTAAATACGAAGGAAAATAAATGAAGGAATTCTTTTTTCTTGCTGGCATGCAACGTTCTGGCGCAACAGTGCTTAGTGCAATATTAAATCAAAATCCAGATGTGTGGGTTTCGCCGGCAAGTCCATTATTTAGAATGATGCTTACGCAAACACAAAGTCACAATGAATTAGAGAATATAGATTACAGTAGAAGCGCTGCAATAGATGACACGATTGCAACCATTCCACACGCGTTTTACCAAGACAAGTCAGCTAAGTACATTATTGATAAGAATCTTAATTGGCCAAACCCGCTAGGTGTAGAATTAATTAATAGATATATAACAAAAGATATTAAAATAATATGTCCAGTAAGAAATGTTTTAGATGTTATAGTTTCATTTGATACAATCGTTAATGCTCATCCCGATTCTAAGAATAACCAAATGGATGAACAAGTGTTAGCTCAAACTTTTGGCAATTTGCCATTAGCAGACAGAAGAGCAGATTTCTTAATGCGTCATGATAAAGATATAGCTTTAAGTTTAAATTTTATGAGGCATGCTTTAATTCCAGAGTATCGTCACATATTTCACTTTGTTGATTATGATGATTTAATAAACAACCCAGAGAAAGAGATTAATAAAATATATGACTTCTTGGCAATTCCGCAATACAATCACAAATTTGAGAATATTGAAGACCGCTCAGGCATCTCCGAAGACAGTCTTACAGGCATTAAGAACCTACACAAAATCAGACCAAAGTTACAAAAAAAATCTAGAAAACCAAAAGACGTGCTCTTGCCAGAAACAATAAAGCGTTATTCTAATCTTGAGTTTTGGAAACAATGGAATTAAATAGCTTAGTTGAGGAATGGCATTTTCGCAAATGTCGTGGTCCAGAGAATGCCACAACAGAACAATTGGTTGAAGCATTTGATTTTTTCTGTGCCAATTATGTTTATATTAAACATCCAAACAAAGGCCGCATACAATTAAATTTAAGACCAGCACAAAAAGAAGCAGTACAAGCATGGGTAGAAAACAGATATTCAATAGTATTAAAGTCACGTCAGATAGGATTCTCCACTCTGGCAGCGGCGTACTCTTTCTGGTTATGTTTCTTTGCACCAGACCGTTTCATCGTTATGTTGTCAAAGACCGAAAGAGAAGCCGCAAAACTATTATCTAAAGCTAAATATATTTATAAGTTCTTGCCAGACTGGTTAAGATTATCAGGCCCGGAACTAATACAAAACAACGTTCTTAAGATGACATTTAATAATGATTCAGTAATTGAGTCAATGCCATCTGCTAACGAGCCTGCTAGAGGTGAATCAGTATACTTGGCTATAATCGACGAGATGGCCTTCTTACCTAACCCTGAAGAAGCCTGGGCATCTATTGAGCCTATTGCTGACGTAGGTGGTCGAGTCATCTGTCTGTCTACTGCCAAGGGTGAAGGTAATATATTCTTCCAACTGTGGCAAGGGTCACAGAACAACACAAATAGATTTAAAGGCATATTCTTTCCATGGTCAGCCAATGGTGACAGAAACCAAGCTTGGTATGATGCACAAGCCGCAGAACTACCACCATGGCAATTACATCAGGAGTATCCTTCTAACCCAGAAGAAGCCTTTATCCGTTCCGGTAGACCAGTCTTTGACCTTGATTGTTTAAATAGATTTTTAATAAGTTTTCCTAAAAAAGGTTATAATAAAAAATTGTCAGACATGAGGAACTCTTACATGTTTGACCCAGATGGTGGACCATTATCTGTATGGCAGGTTCCACAAGCTGGCGCTAGATATGTGGTTGGAGCTGACGTTGCTGAAGGTCTAGCTAGAGGTGACTATTCGTCAGCCCATGTTATTGATGCCAAGTCAGGTGTAGTCGTAGCCCACTGGCACGGGCACGTAGACCCAGACAAGTTCGGAGAAGATGTTCTTTATGCTCTTGGATTCTTTTATAATGAGGCTTTAATAGGAGTTGAATCCAATAACCACGGTTTAACAACTTTAACTGCTTTAAACAAATCTAAATATACTAACCTTTATAGACAACGTAGATTAAACCAAAGACATTCAGAAGCCACAGAAGCATTGGGTTGGCGCACAACAACATTAACTAAACCTTTAGCTATAGATGAGTTGAATGCTAATCTAAGAGATGGTATACTAGACCTTAGGTGCGAATTTACTATTGCTGAACTTAAGACCTTTGTTAGAGATGACAATGGTCAAACTCACGGAAGTCCTCACGACGACAGAGTTATGAGTTTAGCCATAGCAAATCAAATGTTAAAATATGTGTGGTTGCCAGAATATAAAGGCAAAACAGATGTTCCATATGGCACCTTAAACTACTTTGCCGCAACGATAAAGAAGCAGCCTAAAAAGCTAGAACGATATCTTATAGGCGAATTTAACTTCTATAATGATAAGATGTAATACTTTTCCCTACTATTAGGCCTTCTATGAAATGTACAACCTGTTCAACCCCAATTGAAGAAAAAAATGACCTGAAAAGGGAGCTTTGCTTCAAATGTCACATCAAAGGCATTCGTTTTGGTTTTGTAAGTGTAGGATATGGACAGTCTACATGGAATGATTCAACTATTAGGGAGACACAGAGAATGTACGAAGCGATGCCAAATGTTGAAAAAGTATCTACAAGACAAGAGCTAATCTAATGGAATGGCTTGTTCCGCTAGCTGTTGCCGTTATTGGTGGACCACTAGTTGTTGTAGTCCAAAGCCTTAGAAAAGAAAACACTAGCCAGCATGCTGAATCTAGAGAACTATTAAAGATGGTTGCTTCTAAGGTAGATAAGGTTGACGACAAATTAGATGGCCATATTTCTTGGCATCTATCTAGAACGCGCAAACCTAAAGTTAAAAAACAAGAAGAAGTGATTATCAAGGCAGATTGATGAAAAAACAAATAAAATCATTTCCTAAAATTACATCAAAGAAACCAACAAAAGGTAAAAAGATAGAAGTGCCAGCAGTTAAAGCTGCTAAAAAAGAATTAACTAAAGCACAAAAAAGATTAACAATTGAAATAAAGAAATCCAAAACAACGACTAAGAAAAAAGGAAAATAATCATGGCCGCAAAGAAACCAACAATGGCGCAAGCCTACAAAGCAGCACAGAAATCAACAGCTGCTAAACCAAAAGACAAAGGCATCGTAGGCGAAGGCAAAGATGTTCTTAAAGCTACTGGTAATAGCGTCAAACAACAAGCAGAGTTTGTAGCTGCAGTAGGCAAGGGTGCTGCTAAAGGCGCTGGAGCAATTGCTAAAGGCGCAGGCAAAGTTGCAGGCAAAGTTGCTAATATAACTGTTGGCGATGTTGCATCTGCTCCATATGATTCTGCAAGAGCTGTAGCTAAAGGTGCAGGAAAAGTAGCTGCTAAAGTTGGAAGTATGTTGGGCGGCAGTAAAAAAGGTCTTGGCTCAATGGCAGGAAAAGCAATGCTTGACCCAATGAAGTATACGGGCCCAGTTAAAATGGGTGCAACAGCAGCCGCTAAAGGAAAAGATGCAAAAGCTAATAAGGCTCGTCAAGCAACTGATTCAAAGTATGATAAGGTTAAAGCTAGAGTATCATACAAACCATTAACACCATCTAAAATGCCAAAGAAGCCAAAAAATAGTGGTGGCATGACTGGTGGCGGAAAGCCTTACCAAAAAGGTAACTAAATGAAAAAATCGACAAAAAAAGCAAGTAAGCCAGTATGGGAAAAAGCACGTCCTAAGTCATTAGGCAAATCAAAGAAACTAAGCCCTGCTAAAAAAGCAGCAGCAAAAGCTTCTGCTAAAGCAGCAGGACGTCCTTATCCTAATCTTATTGACAACATGAAAGCAGCAAAGAAAAAGTAATGGCTAAATCATCTAAACACTATTTGTCTAGCGGCAAAGAATATAAAGGTGCCACGCACAAAATGAACGGTCAGGTTCATACCGGCGCAAAACATACTTCTTCAAGCAAAGTATTAAAGCACAGCAAACCAAAGAAAAAGTAATGCCTAAAACTCCAGCATATCAGCGTAAAGAAGGAAAGAATCCTAAAGGCGGCTTGAATGCTAAAGGACGTGCCTCTTATAAGGCTGAGACTGGTGGCACACTTAAACCACCTGTGTCTGCTAAGCAAGCAGCTAAGTCACCAAAGTCCGCTGCAAGACGTAAGTCATTTTGTGCTAGAATGGGTGGAGTAAAAGGGCCGATGAAAGATTCTAAGGGAAGACCAACACGTAAAGCGTTGGCACTAAAGAAGTGGGACTGCTAAATGGCACGCGAATCAAATTCAAATAAACTATCAACATACAGAGGTTATATAGACTATGCCAAACGTTGGCGTACCGGAGAAAACTATGACCAGCTATGGCAAAGGTTAATTAACTTATATCGCGGTAAACAATATCGTGGTGCATCAACTGGTGATAGATTGCTTGTCAATATTTCTTTTTCTACTATTAATACTTTAGCTCCTGCTGTTTCAATTGGT